TGTATATGTGCGATGCTAGACAACGATGAGCCTACTGTATACAACTTTATAGGAGGAGAAGCCAATGGACTTTTTCGAAAATGGTTGGCATCAGAGAATGTCGACACTCTTGTGGGACACAACATTATTAATTTTGATGTTCCTGTTCTGCGTAGGATTACTGGGATGGATTGGTCTTTTAATTTACGGGACACTCTCGTACTTAGCAGACTATATAACCCTAGCCTTGATGGTGGACATAGTCTAAGGTCTTGGGGTGAGAGGCTCGGTGATTATAAAGATGACTATCAAGGTGGATGGGAAGAGTATAGCCACGAGATGTTAGAATATTGTAAGCAAGATGTAAGGGTGACTAAATCACTTTACAATCATTTTGTTAAACATTTAACTTTTTCTGAAGCAGTTAAGCTAGAACATACAACGGCTGAGATTATTAGGAAGCAGACCGACAACGGTATGATACTTAATGAAGAGCGTGCGTATGAACTACTAGCTGAGATGAAGGAGAAGGTCCTAGATATAGAGGATGAGGTACACGAAAGATTTAAACCTCTACCTGTATGGATAGACTTACCACACCCTAAAGATAAATGTAAGAATAAAGACGGTAGTATCTCTAAGAGGTATCAAGCACAGTTAGATAAGGGTGCACACTTTAGAGATTGTGACTGGGGATATTATGAGTACCCTGAGTTTAACTTAGGCTCCCGTCAACAGATAGCTAAGTATCTACAACACTTCGGTTGGAAGCCTAAAGCATTTACTGAGAAGGGTAATCCTATCGTAGACGAGAAGGTGCTTAAGACTGTTAAGATACCTGAGGCACAGTTGATTGTAGATTACTTGACGATTACCAAGCGTGTTGCTATGGTTAAGAGTTGGGTAGAAGCTATTGATGAGCGTACTGGTCGAGTACACGGTAGGGTAAACCCTTGCGGTGCGGTAACAGGACGTATGACACACTCTAAGCCTAACTGTGCTCAAGTCCCTGCGACTAGGCACGGAAAGGATGGTAAAATACTTTGGGGTTTTGAGGGTGGCTATGGTGCTGACTGTAGAGACTTGTGGACTGTCCCTAAGGATTATAAGTTGGTTGGGTGTGATGCTAGTGGTCTAGAACTTAGAATGTTAGCACACTATATGAATGATGATAAATACACTAATGAGATACTTAATGGTGACATTCATTCTGCTAATCAGAAGTCAGCAGGACTACAGACTAGAGACCAAGCTAAGACTTTCATCTATGCGTTCCTATACGGTGCGGGAGATGTTAAGATTGGTGAGGTAGCAGGTGGTGGTGCGAAGCGTGGAAGACATTTAAAGAAGAACTTTCTTAATAATACTCCTGCTCTAAAACAACTGCGAGAGAAGGTTTCCGAATCAAGCGGTAAAGGTTGGGTTACTGGGTTAGATGGTCGTAAGCTACACATACGCTCTCAACATTCAGCACTAAACACTCTACTACAGAGTGCAGGTGCGGTTATAATGAAGAAAGCGTTGGTACTATTGGACTCTTATGCTAGACAGTATGACTTAGATTATAAGTTCGTACTGAATGTGCACGATGAGTTTCAATGCGAGGTCAGAGAAGACCAAGCAGACTTCTTCGGAGGTCTAGCGGTAGGGGCTATCATTCAAGCAGGTAAATCTTTTAAACTAAACTGTCCTTTGGACGGTGAATATAAGGTAGGTGAAACGTGGCAACAGACTCATTAAAGAGTGGCTATCGTTTTGATAGGGTTAATTCTAAAGGTGAAGTTATTTTTAGAAGGGACACTAACGAAACTTTAGATTACGTTGAGAAATACTTAAATTCTAAAGGTATTGAATATGAAGTTAGAAAGGGTGCTTATATGCTATGGATAAAGAGAGATAAGTGGTATGCTTATTCTTATACAACTGGAAGATGGCATCCTTATATAAAAAACAGTTATCCTAAGAAACATTATAGGTCTAATGGGATAGACGATTTTATAACAAGGTTTACAAAAGATAGAAAGATAAAAGAAAAGGTAGATTCGCATTTAGGTTGTTTTTCATATCCTAATTGCGATATTGACCCATCAGGTTGTACTGTTTGTAATGATGATTATGAAGAGTATGGACATAGAGATAACAAGGAGGTACAACAATGAGTACAGATACTCTAGTAAGCGACATATATCGTATGATTGACACCAAGGATATTCCTGAAGGTGTGCCTGTCGAACAAGTAATAAATGACTTCGGTGAGAATGTCAAACAAATACTTAGAAATAATATCACAGAGAGTACGTTTGATAGACGTAAGCTCCGTATGTCTAACATAGGTAAGAAAGATAGACAGTTGTGGTATTCTTATAATGGCTATAAAGGTGAGGAACTTATGCCTCACACTAGAATCAAGTTCCTCTATGGTCACTTGATTGAAGAGATGGTACTAGCCCTCACTAAACTTGCAGGTCACGATGTGACAGACGAACAGAAGCAAGCAGAAGTAGATGGTATCAAAGGCTCTATGGACTGTAAGATTGATGGTGTATTGACAGATGTTAAGTCAGCGTCACCTTATGGCTTTAAGAAATTCAAAGATGGCTCACTCATTAATGATGACCCCTTTGGATATGTAGACCAAATCAAAGGCTATGCTCATTCAGAGGGTGTGACAGATGTAGGTTGGTTAGTTATGGATAAGACTAACGGACATCTAACATACCTCAAGTATGATATGGCTGATGAATCTCAATGGTACTGGTCGAAGTTAAACTTTTTCTCTATAGAAGAAAGAATTAAAAATATAAAGAGAGTAGTTAAATCTGAGACACCGCCTGAGAGATGTTATAAACCAATTGCTGATGGTAAGTCAGGTAATATGAAGTTAGCAGTTGGATGTAGTTACTGTGCTTACAAACACGAATGTTGGGGTAAAGACTTAAGAACCTTTATCTATTCGACAGGACCTCGATACTTAACTGAGGTCAAGTTTGTTCCGTCTGTTTTAGAGGTAGATGCTGATGGCAACAAAATTTCGCAGTAAGTTAGAGAAAGAATGTTCCTTAGCGTTAGGAAAGGAATGGAAATATGAGCCTTGTAGGATAGCCTATACTATCCGAAAGAACTATACTCCTGACTTTGTTAAGGGTAAGTATCATATAGAAGTTAAAGGGTTCTTTAGGAGCGGGGATAGACAGAAGTATAAATCAATTGCTGAACAGATGAGATTCGAAGGCAAGGAGTTAATATTTCTGATGCCCCGCCCCGACTCTAAGGTAGCTAAGGGTAACAAGATAACCTATAGAAAATGGTGTGAGAAGTACGACATCAAAATATTCTCAACAAAAGAAATAAAGGAGTTAAAGGAATGGACGAAGATAAAATAAATCCTAACCATTACAAACAAGGTAATATTGAGGTCATAGATTTTATCTTAGACCAAGATATGGACTACCTAACTGCTAGTGTTGCTAAATACATTTGCAGGTGGAGATATAAAAACGGTTTAGAAGACCTAAAGAAAGCTCGTTGGTTCTTAGATAAGCTCATAGAACACGAGGGAGGGCAGTATGGCTCTAACTCTTAATGAACTTAAAGAACGAATAGTCCAAGAAGCTATAGACCCTTGCACTATGTGTGAGATACTCGACATAACAACTGAAGAGTTGCTACACGAGTTTGAAGATAAACTGATAGATAAACGAGAGGAGTTTGACGATAATGATGATGATACCTACTGAAAACTTTATCTTTCTTATATTAGTATTGCTTACAATGGGAGGATTCTTATTGTGGAGACACGGTACTAAATGTTATGATAGAGGGATAACTGATGCTGTCCAGATGCACAGAAACGGAAGACTAAAATATAATACTTACTTAGATGACGATGGAAGCAAGATGCTTAACATTGAAATCGACCCAATGGAGGATGAATAAATTGAATAAATTACCAAATGATTACCAAAACTTTATCGCACTTAGCAGGTACGCACGATGGCTACCTGAGAAGAAGCGGAGAGAGACTTGGCAAGAAACCGTTGCTCGTTACTTTGATTTTATGGAGCAACATTTAAAAGAGAATACAAACCAAGAGTTAGTACCTAAGACTAGGAAGATACTTGAGGAAGCAGTATGTAACTTAGAAGTTATGCCTAGTATGAGAGCTCTTATGACCGCAGGTCCTGCCTTAGCTAAGAATAATATAGCAGGGTAC